CTTCCGATCTGGGAAGATGGAGAGTGAAGACTACGCCGTTAGGTCGTTTAGTATTTCAGCTTCGAGCATCGGCGCCAACCACCAAAGAGAAAGAGTCTGGATTGTGGCCAACACCAACAGCAATGACGGGTGGACAAGGAGTGGCTCCGAGTCACAAAAAAGGCAAACACGGATGGAACACAGGGGCAGCAGTACAGGACAGTCTTTTGAAAAATCCGATTCGTATGTGGCCAACACCGAACGCATCGGACAACAGGGACAGGGGGAACTTGTCGGATCCAGCAGTTCAACGAAGAATAGCGATGGGCAAACAGGTTGGTCTTACGATGGCAGTCAAGGAGCAGAAGGGTGGTGGGAGTTTGAACCCAACGTGGGTAGAGTGGCTTATGGGATACCCAAGCGGGTGGACAGACTTAAATCATTAGGCAATAGTTTGGTACCACAGATACCTTACTACATAGGAAAAACAATCTTGGAGGTGATGAATGGAAAAACTAATTAAAGAAACTTTAGGTATAGCTGCACAACTTGTAGCTAAAACCGAGAACAAACAATCAAAGTTAACAAAGAGAATGCTGGTTAATGATTTGAAGATGATAAAATTAAACTTAATGATGATACAAGATGATATTACAAGACAAGCACAGCAAAAAGATTAATATAATATTTGGTCCACCTGGTACAGGTAAGACAACTCATTTATTAAATATTGTTGAAAAAGAATTACAACAAGGAACACCACCAGATAGAATAGGATACTTTGCTTTTACAAACAAAGCTGCAGATGAAGCCATAGCAAGAGCCTCCATTAAATTTGGTTTAGATAAAAAAGATTTAAAATACTTTAGAACATTACACAGTATGGCATTTAAATTTTTAGGATTAAAAAATGCAGATGTCATGGGTGATAAAGACTACAAAGAGTTATCTGATTACTTACAGGTAAATATAATTAATCCAAACAAGACGGTAAAAGATTTAGGAATATCACAACCGCAAGATCCTTATTTAAAAATAATTGATACAGCAAAAGTTAAAAACATTTCTTTATCTGCAGCTTTTTTACAAAGCGATGAACACATACGAGGAGGGTTTGAGTTTTTAAGTTATATTGATAGAGGCATAGAAGATTTTAAAAAAAGAAAAAACGTATTGAATTTTACCGACATGATTTTAAAATTTAATGAAAGAAAAGATGCACCAAAGTTAGATGTGGCTATCATTGATGAAGCGCAGGATCTTAGTTTCATACAATGGCAAATGGTTGAATTGATAATTAGAAATTGTGAACGTGCTTATGTAGCTGGTGATGATGACCAAGCTATATTTGATTGGGCTGGAGCTGACACAAAAAGACTTGGATTAATCGGTGGGAAGAGAACCGTGTTGCAACAATCTTACAGAATTCCAAAATCAATTCACAGACTTGCAAATAATTTAATAACAAAAGTAAGAGATAGAGTTCCAAAAGATTGGCAGCCAAAAGATAGAGAGGGTTTAGTAAAGCATCATCGCACTTGTTTTAATCCATCAATTGATTTGACAAATGGATCGTGGTTAATATTAGCAAGAACAAATTACATAGCAGAACAATTTATAGAAGATTTAAAATCAAAAGGATTTTTTTATGAGTACAAAGGACGGTCTTCTGTTTCAGATAAAATGATGAATGCAATCAAAGGATGGAAAAAAATACAACAAGGTGAATCAGTTGAATTACCAATCGTAAAAGATATTTATCATTATATTTCAGGTAATAGTGGAATTGAAAGAGGATTTAAAAATTTAGAGAATGCTAGTGATGAAGTTACATATGACTATGAATCGTTGGTCGTGAAGCATGGTTTGAATGTCGATTCCAATACAGAATGGAACTTTGCACTAGATAAAATACCAGCAGAACAAACACGATATATTAATTCTGCTATGGATAGAGACCAAGATTTTCACAAATCGAAAAATATAAAAATTTCTACGATACATGCATCAAAGGGTGGCGAAGCAGACAATGTTATGCTATTAAAAGACCTGCCTACAAAAGTAGATAACAACATCAGCAAAGTAATTGATGATGAAAGGAGAGTGTTTTATGTGGGAGCTACAAGAGCAAAAAAATCTTTGCATCTTATATCATCAAAATCAAACAGAGAATTTAAAGAGTTGTAAATGATTTGCAGTAACATATTACAACAGGCAAAAGAATTGGTTGAAGGAGATCGTCAAAATGAATACGGCGATAAACTTAAAAATCACAAGAACATCGCTGCGTTGTGGTCAATTTTCCTCCAGAAAAATATATCAGCACATGATGTGGCGATGTGCATGGCTTTAGTAAAAGTAGCGAGACTGATGCATGCACATAAAGAAGACAGCTATATTGATTTAGCTGCTTACGCCTCTATTGCGGGGAAATAAATGAAAGAGATAAATGAGCCAGCCCTCGTTATTCAAAACACCAAGTGAGTGGATTCCACCAGAGTCCGTTCCAAATTTATCTGACGCAAAAGAAATTGCTATTGACTTAGAAACAAAAGACGATGGTCTAAATTCTGGTATAGGACCAGGGTGGGCTACAAAAAAAGGAAGAGTTATTGGTGTAGCGTTGGCCGTGGATGGTTGGCAGGGATACTATCCTATTGCACATGAAGGTGGTGGTAACTTTGATGAGAAAATTTTTAAAAGACAATTAAAAGAAATACTCGATCTACCCTGTGATAAAATATTTCATAACGCCATGTATGATGTTGGGTGGTTAGATGCCATGGGTTTAAAAGTTAATGGTAAAATAATTGATACCATGATCGCAGCTCCTTTATTAAATGAAAATAGATACAACTATTCTCTTCGAGATCTTTCAAAAGAGTATGTTGGTGAAACAAAATCAGAAGCATTGTTGTATGAAGCTGCAAAAGAATGGGGTGTAGATGCAAAAAGTGAGATGTGGAAACTACCTCCCATGTATGTTGGTCCGTATGCAGAACAGGATGCCACAGTTACTTTAAAACTTTGGCATGTATTACAAAGAGAAATAAGCACACAAAATTTAAATAGTATTTTTAATTTAGAATCAGAGCTGTTCAATGTTTTATTTGCTATGAAAAAGAAAGGTGTGGCTATAGATTTAGAAAAAGCAGATAGAATAAAAAATGATTTTGAGAAATCAGAAAAAGAAGTTTTAGATTATTTATACAAGACTTGTGGGTTTGAGGTAGAAATACTAGCACCTTTATCAATAGCAAAAGCTTTTGATAAACTTAAAATAAAATACAATAGAACTCCTACTGGACTACCAAGCTTTGATAAAAACTTTTTAGCTACACATAAACACAAGTTTGCGCAGAGTATTGTAAAAGCAAGAGAGTTTAATAAAGCAAGAACAACCTTTATTGATTCTATCATGCGCCATGAACACAAAGGTCGTATACATGCTGATGTAAATCAATTGAGATCAGAGACTGGTGGTACCATATCGGGACGTTTAAGTATGCAGAATCCAAACTTACAACAAATTCCTGCTAGAAATGCTGAAATTGGTCCTAAGATAAGACAGTTATTCATACCAGAAGAAGGTCAGAAGTGGGGATGCTTTGATTATTCACAACAAGAACCACGTCTTTTGGTGCATTATGCTGCAGTTATTAGCGAAAATCAGGAGAAAAAAGGACAACAAGCCCTTAGAGGAGTCAAGACTTTAGTTGATGGATATACTAACGGTGATATAGATTTCCATCAAACAGTTGCAGACATGGCTGATATAGACCGAAAACAGGCCAAGACAATCAATTTAGGGATGATGTATGGCATGGGCAAGGGAAAATTAATGAGTGAGCTAGGGCTTGAAAAAGAGGAGATAGAAGATGTTTTTAATAATTATCATTCTACTGTTCCTTTTGTTAAGGAACTAACAGATTTAAGCATGTCCAGAGCCTCACAATATGGCTTTATCAAGACATTATTACAAAGAAAATGTCGGTTTGACATGTGGGAACCTAATTCATTTGGTATGCACAAAGCTATGCCAAAGAAAGAGGCTGAAATAGAGTACGGTTTTGGCCATAAAATTAAACGTGCTTATACATACAAAGCTTTGAATAGATTAATTCAAGGCTCTGCTGCCGATCAAACGAAGAAAGCAATGATAGATGTATTTAAAGAGGGTATTACCCCTTTAATCCAGGTACATGATGAGTTGGATATTTCTTTTTCTACCGAAGAGGAGAAGAAAAAGATTATAGAGATCATGGAAAATGCCGTGGAGATGAGGGTACCAGCTAAAGTAGATTGTGAAATTGGTTCTTCGTGGGGCGAGATTGGATAGAAAACATAGAAAAGGTTTTGCAAATCACATCAAAGCCATACTCTGGCTAACCCAAAAAAATTATTACGTATTTGACAACATCAGTGGCCTTGGGCCGTGTGACGTGATTGCTATGAATGATGATGGAGATATCATTAAAATAGATATTAAGAGCGAAAGCATAAGAAAGACAGGCACTCATGCAGGACATAAGATACGAAGAATGCCAAGTGAACAACAGAAAAAGATGGGCGTCAAATTACTCATGGTAACTAAGGAGGGAAAGTGCTACTTCTATAATAATGATTAAGATTTGGGTATTATTTGTATTTTTAGCTTTACCAGACAGTCCTGGTATTAAACACATTAGTGAGATTACTTATTCTGAACAAGAATGTTTAATGAAGAAAGAACTTAAGTCTATATATACAGAACAATGGGCACTTAAAAACGGTATTGAACAGTTTTACTATGAAGTAAAATGTGTAGAAACGATGATGTATAATAATATTAATATTTAATCGAGTAACTTATCTAATTTTTCGTTTATTTCTATGACTTGTATCTCAATGACCGAGAGCCGTGAATCGATACGCAACATATCTAAATCTTTTATCTTTGATTCAAGAGCCGTGACTCGTGATGACATCATGCCATACGTTGTAGCAATACCAGCTACAATACCCATGACCCATATCCAATCACGCATTGATAGGTTCATTTCTTTTTAACCCCAGCCTCTCTTAAAGCAATAGCAATAGCCTGCTTTCTAGACTTAACTTTCTTTTTTGATTTACCAATAGGTAGTTTGCCTTTTTTAAATTCTATCATGACCTTGCTTATCTTCTTTTCTTTTTT